GCCCAAACAGCACCAGACTTGTATGACCTGCCATTTTTACACAGACAAATGTTGGAAGTGTTGGGTATCAAAAATACAGAAAAGTTAGTGCCACTGGAGGATGATATTAAACCTCAAGAACCTGTAGCAGAAAACATGAACATAATTAATGGGAAACCGGTCAAGGCTCACCTATACCAAGACCATGAATCCCATATCGCAGTACATATGGCAGCAATGCAAGACCCACAAATTATGAAGCTCGTTGGCCAAAGCCCAATGGCACAGATGATTGGGGCCTCTATGGAAGCACATATAGCCGAGCATTTAGCTTTCGCATACCGTAAACAGATTGAAGATGCAGCTGGTGTACCTTATCCGGGGCCAGAACAAGAAATGGATGAGGAAACAGAACTACAAGTTTCCAGACTCGCAGCAGCAGCAGCCGAACAAGTACTTGGCAAAAACAAGGCTAAAGAAGCAGCGGAAGCCGCACAAGCAGCAGCTAATGACCCAATCATACAAAACCAACAGAAGGAATTGGCGATTAAGGAAGACGCAGAGAAGACCAAGAAAACCAAGGTTGTTCTTGATGCTGCAAGTAAACGAGATGAGATAGCGTCCAAAGAACGCATTGAAGGTATGAAGATTGGTCAGAAAATGGCTTCTGATAAACAAGATAAACAACGTGAAGGTATTGAGCTGGGTATAGAAATAGCCCGTGAAGCCCGAGCCGAAGACGCAGAAAAAAATTCACAAAACGTGGAGAAACCAAGCTCGGAGGAGTAAATGAATACAGACGTATTAAGGCATTTAGCCGATAAATACAACGAGGAAATACAGCGGCATGAACAAGATTTAGGCAAAGGTAATGCAAGAGATTACAGTGAGTACAAAAAAACTGCTGGAATCATCCAAGGTTTGCGAATAGCGAACGGTATAGTAACAGAAATAAATGAGAGCCTTATGGCGGGAGAAGATGATGACGACTAGTACATCAGTAGAGGAGGGCCGAATAGTTGACCCTTTAACAGGTATGCCCTTGCAGTCTAAAATTACAGAGGCACCAGAGGAACAAACTGACGAAAGAAAAGCGACTCAGTTACCACTACCAAGTGGGTATCGTATTTTATGTGCCATACCTGAAGTGGAAAAAGAGTTTGAAAGTGGGATTATAAAAGCAGACACAACAATCAAAAATGAAGAGCTTCTGACTACTGTGTTATTTGTAGTGGCTATGGGGCCTGATTGTTATAATGATAGTTCCCGGTTTCCTACAGGGCCATGGTGTAAGCGTGGAGATTTTATATTAGTACGCCCACATGCAGGTACTCGATTAATTATACACGGTAGAGAATTTCGTATCATCAATGATGATTCAGTTGAAGCTGTTGTAGAAGACCCACGTGGAATACGTAGAAAATAATCCGACAGGAGGATTAATAAATGAATGCAAAAACCCAAATAAGTTATGAAGACAACGAAGACGATGATGCTTTTGATATTGAGGTAGAAGGTAACCCCAATGAAATAGAGTCAGAAAAACTATCTAAAGAAGCTGAGGCTAAATCAAAGCCTGATGTTGATATTGAAGTAGAGGATGACACCCCTGCCCAAGACCGTGACCGTTCACCCATGCCTAAAGAGATAGTGGAAGAACTGGAAGCAGATGAATTAGAAGAATATTCTGATAAAGTTAAACAACGTCTCAAACAAATGAAAAAAGTTTGGCACGATGAACGGCGTGAGAAGGAAGCCCTACAACGGGAACAGCAGGAAGCCGTAGCGTTAACTAAACGTTTAATGGAAGAAAACAACCAGTATAAGAATAAGTTAAGTACTGGAGAAAAACAATTACTTGACACATACACAACTGCTGCAGCCTATGAGATTGAAGCCGCTAAACGGGCGTATAAAGAAGCTTATGAAGCAGGTGATACTGATAAAGTTGTTGAAGCTCAGGAAGCACTTAATAATGCCCAACTAAAAATGGGGCAAATAAAAAGTTACAGACCTGCTTTACAAACACAGGAAAATGGTGTACAAGTAAATCAACAAGTACAAGAACAATCAGCGGCTCCCCAAATAAAGCCGCCTGACGAAAGAACCTTAGCGTGGCAAAAGCGCAATACATGGTTCGGGTCAGATGAAGAAATGACTTCATTAGCGATGGGCTACCACGCTAAACTTGTACGTGAAAATGGCCCTCAGTACGCATCCACAAATGAGTACTGGAGCAAAATAGACGAAAAGATGAAATCTAGGTTTCCTGAATATTTTACAGGAGACGATGATGAGTCATTATCTACGGGTAGTGGGGGCGGCAAGCCCACTGGAAAATCCGACAACAAACCAGCAGTAAATGTTGCTCCAGCTTCGAGGAGTACAGCCCCTAGAAAGATTGTACTCACAACCACACAAGTTCAATTAGCGAAACGCTTAGGTCTAACCAAAGAACAGTACGCTAAAGAATATGCAAAACAACTCAAAGAGGAAAGCTAACATGACTGCACCAAAAGAAAAAAGACTTGCCCGCGAAATGAATAACCGCGAAGAAAGTGAACGACCTAAACAATGGCAACCAGCGCAAACATTGCCTGAGCCAGACCCTACTACAGGGTATACGTTTAGATGGGTTCGTATTTCATTATTGAATAAAGCAGATCAGAGGAATCTTTCCTCTAAATTGCGAGAGGGTTATGAACCTGTTCGTATTGAAGAACAACCTAAGTTCAAACTTCTTACTGACCCAGATAGTCGTTTTAAAGACAATATCGAAGTTGGTGGGTTATTACTGTGCAAGATACCTGAAGATTTTATAGACCAGAAGCGTAGGTATATAGAAAACAAAAACACTCAGCAAATCCAAGCAGTTGATAACAACTTTATGCGGGAACAAGACTCACGGATGCCTCTATATTCGGAGAAAAAATCCACAAGGTCTTTTGGAAAGGGCAATTAATTTTAATCAAGTTTTAGGAGAATAAATCATGGCTTTAACAGCTGCTCCATACGGCTTAAAACCCGTAAAACGTGCTGATGGTATGCCTTATGCAGGTGCCACAAACACGTATTTAATTGACCCTGCTGGGGTCGCAAACAACATTTTTAATGGCTCCATAGTTCAGTTAACCGCTGCAGGTTATATTGAATTAGCGGATGGCACGGGTGCTGACATTACTACGAATAACTTCGGTGGTTCTAGTATTGGTGCAGCTGGTGTATTCGTGGGCTGTGAGTATATTAACGCTCAGGGACAAGTGATTCATTCACAGTATTACCCTTCTGGCACTACTGGTGTTGTGAAGTGTAAGATTGTAGATGACCCCAACGTGCTTTTCCAAGCACAGCTTGACGCAGTCAGTGGTCAGGATGATGTTGGTGCCATTACTTTGTTCCCAGCGGCACAAAACGCTACTACTTCAGGAAGTACCACTACCGGTAATTCAACTATGGCTTTGGATGCGACTGTTCAAACTACTGTAGGTGGTCTTATTATCATGGGCTTTGTATCGGCTACGGATGACACGTACCCTGATGTATTAGTTAAATTCACTTCTGGTGCACATCGTTTTACGATGAACACTGGTGTATAGGAGAGTAAATAATGGCTATTTCAAGAGCACAATTATTAAAAGAACTCCTTCCGGGGCTTAACGCTCTGTTTGGATTAGAGTACTCTCGCTACGGTGAAGAGCATAAAGAAATTTTCGAGACGGAATCATCTGACCGTTCATTTGAAGAAGAAACCAAGCTTTCTGGCTTTGGTGCAGCACCTGTTAAGAATGAAGGTGAAGCAATTTCTTATGATAATGCACAGGAAGCATGGACTGCGCGTTACAACCACGAAACTATTGCATTGGGTTTCTCTATTACTGAGGAAGCTATTGAAGATAACTTGTATGATTCATTATCTACACGTTATACGAAGGCATTGGCTCGTGCTATGGCGTACACCAAGCAGACTAAAGCTGCAGCTGTATTAAACAACGGTTTTAGCTCAAGCTATACTGGTGGTGATGGTGTGTCTTTGTTTAACTCTAGTCACCCATTAACAAGTGGTGGCGTTGTTGCTAATACCCCTGCAACTCAAGCTGATTTGAATGAAACTGCCTTAGAAGCAGCGGTTATTCAGATAGCTGCTTGGACTGATGAACGTGGATTATTTTTAGCGGCTAAACCCCGTAAGATGATTATCCCTTCTGATTTGC